ATCCATTGTTTCTTTTTTTGCATCTAACTTGTTAAACCATTCTACAGAGTTTGCACTATTCCAATCTGCATTAAAACAAACAACCTTTACTTGACTAAAAACAATATTAGAAACAAATAAAGTTAATATAGTCGCTAAAACTTTCATTATCTTAAAGCGTCAATTTTATCTTCCATACGAATCATTCTCTCCTCTAACTTCTCTACATTTCTTTCTGTATTGACAATGGACTGCCGTATATTTTCGTCCTTCATTCGAAACTCCATTTTACTAACTTCAGGTTTTGGAAGTTCTTTAGCTTCAGAAATTTCTGCTTGTAAAGTAAACCACATCCCTACAAGAGTAAAAATTAAAGCAGCAATACCTGCTAAAGTTTTTATGCTTATTTTAAATGCTGTTTCTTCGTTTAACTCGTTCATTATTTTTTACATTTTTTTTGACATTCTCCAAAACAAACTTTGCCAAAAGTTATTATTGTTATTAAATTGCAAATAAATTTTTTCATCTTAAAATATTATATAATTAACACCTAATTTAAAATCATACCAAGTTCTGTTCCAATACTTTTGGTATTTAGCTTCTGCGAATAGTCCTAGTGATTTGTTTAGTTTCCATCCAAAGATTGCACCTCCTGAATAATCATACCATTGTTCTCCGTTATTGTAATTATGATATGAATATTGCCCTCCGTCATTGTAGTGATAAGGTATAAAATTACCCCAAGAGTGCAACCAAAAGTTCTTTTTATACGTATAATAGTCAAAGCCAACAATCAAAGAGTATTGCCATTGGTTTTCTAGTTCGTTTCTTTTTCTTTCTGTATAGTCTGTTAAGACCTGTGGTATTACCACCTGCTCCCATACCTCATTACTTGTAGCTACAACCTCGCCTTTTGGGTTTTTATATTCAGAATTAAATACATCTGCACTATAACCTTCCTGTATAGCTAAATAAGTGTAATGGATGTTGTTATTTGAAAGCAACCACTCT